CTCTATATCCTCATCTTATTATGCAATATAACATTTCCCCAGAAACTCTTTTAGAAGAAAAACATCCTACAGCTAATGTTGATAGAATTCTGAATAAAGAATTGTCGTTTGAAATGTACAAAGATTATGCGGTTTGCGCTAATGGTGCAATGTATCGTAAGGATGTTCGTGGATTTCTTCCCGAACTAATGGAAAAAATCTACAACGAACGTGTAATCTTTAAGAAAAAAATGCTCGCAGCAGAGCAAGAATATGAAAAAACAAAAAAGAAAGAGTGTCTTAAGGAAATTGCTAGATGCAACAATATTCAGATGGCACGTAAGATTCAACTCAACTCTGCTTATGGTGCTATTGGCAATCAGTATTTTCGTTATTATAAACTAGAGAATGCCGAGGCAATTACTTTATCTGGTCAAGTTTCTATTAACTGGATTATGAATAAGATGAACGATTATTTGAATAAAATTCTTAAGACCGAAGGAGAAGATTATGTCATTGCATCTGACACTGATTCTTTGTACATCAATATGGGTCCTTTGGTTGAAAGTGTATTCAAAGGAAGAGAGAAAACTACTCAGGGCATTGTTTCGTTCCTTGATAAGGTCTGTCAGGTGGAATTTGAGAAATATATTGAAAGTTCTTACCAAGAAATGGCTGAATATGTAAATGCCTATGACCAAAAAATGTTCATGAAACGTGAGTGTATTGCCGAACGTGGTATTTGGACTGCGAAGAAGCGATACATTCTGAGTGTGTGGGATAGTGAAGGTGTTCGTTATGAAACTCCCAAACTTAAAATTAAGGGTATTGAAGCAATCAAATCTTCTACTCCTGCACCTTGTCGCAAAATGCTGAAAGATTCGTTTGATATTATGATGAGTGGAAGTGAAGATGATATGATTCAGTTTATTGATAATTGTCGAAATAAATTTAAAAATCTTTCACCAGAAGAAATATCATTTCCACGTTCGGCATCTGATGTTCAAAAATATTCATCTTCATCAGACATTTATAAAAAAGGAACTCCCATTCACGTTCGTGGAGCACTTCTTTTTAATCATTATATAAAACAAAATAAACTTAACAATAAGTATTCTCTCATACAAAATGGAGAAAAAATTAAATTTGTTTATCTTAAAAAACCAAATATTATTCACGAAAATGTTATATCCTTTATTCAAGATTTCCCGAAAGAACTTAATGTTGACAAATATATTGATCGTGAATTACAATTTGAAAAAGCATTTCTAGAACCACTCAAAGTTATTCTTGATACTATTGGGTGGAGTGTAGAAAAAACTGTAAACCTTGAATCATTTTTCTCTTGATGGAATTGCCTATTACTGAAAAAGAACTTGACACTATTATTAGTGCATTGAGACTTGGTGGAGATACTTCTTTGTATCAAAAACTTCTAAATTATAAAATTGATTATTTAAATGTTCAAAAAAAGGAGAATAATTGATGGATTTTCTTAGGGATATTGTAAAAGAGATTGGGGATGAATATACCAAACTTGCCTCAGATATTGATGAGACAGAAACTTATGTTGATACGGGCTCATACATTTTTAATGCACTGGTTTCAGGTAGCATATTTGGTGGTGTATCTGGGAATAAGATTACTGCTATTGCTGGAGAGTCTTCTACTGGAAAGACTTTTTTCTCTCTCGCAGTTGTTAAGAACTTTCTTGATTCTAATCCCGATGGTTACTGTCTCTACTTTGACACTGAGGCTGCTATCACTAAATCACTTGTAGAATCTCGTGGAATTGATACTTCTCGTTTGGTTGTTGTAAATGTAGTTACAATTGAAGATTTTCGTGGTAAAGCACTTAAAGCAGTAGATCTTTACTTAAAAAAACCTGAAGGAGAACGCAAACCTTGTATGTTTGTGCTAGACTCTCTGGGTATGCTTTCAACTGAGAAAGAGATTACTGATGCTTTAAATGATAAACAAGTTCGTGATATGACTAAATCACAACTTGTCAAAGGGGCTTTCCGTATGCTTACCCTCAAATTGGGTCAAGCAAATATTCCAATGATCGTTACTAACCATACTTATGATGTTATCGGAGCTTACGTACCAACTAAAGAAATGGGTGGAGGCAGTGGACTCAAGTACGCAGCATCTACGATCATTTATCTCAGCAAAAAGAAAGAAAAGGATGGAACGGAAGTGGTCGGAAATATTATCAAGGCTAAGACTGCTAAATCGCGTTTGAGTAAAGAAAATAAAGATGTGGAGGTTCGTCTTTATTATGATGAACGTGGACTAGATCGATATTATGGTCTTCTGGAACTTGGTGAAATTGGTGGACTTTGGAAGAATGTAGCAGGACGATACGAAATTGATGGCAAAAAACTTTATGCTAAACAGATTTTAAAAGAACCTGAAGTATATTTTACTGAAGAAGTAATGCAACAGTTGGACGAAATCGCACGTAAGGAATTTAGTTATGGAGAAAGTTGAGTTTCTAATTCTTAGGAACCTTTTATATAATGAAAAATATCTTAGAAAAGTGATACCATTCATAAAATCTGAATATTTTGAAGATATTAATCAAAAAATTGTGTTCGAAGAGATACATGCTTTTGTTCAGCAATATAATCAATTGTCAACAAAAGAAGTTCTTTGTATTGATGTAGAAAAACGTCAAGATATTACGGATACTTCTTTTAAAGAAATTATTAATCTAATTTCATCATTGGAGGATATTCCCACAGAGTTTAATTGGATAGTTGATACTACAGAAAAATGGTGCCGCGATCGTGCTATTTACTTGGCATTGATGGAATCAATTCACATTGCCGATGGAAAAAATGAAAAGAAAAGTCGTGATAGTATCCCATCTATTCTTTCGGATGCTCTTTCCGTAAGTTTTGATACTCATGTTGGGCATGATTATTTCTTAGACTATGAACAACGTTACGAGTCCTATCATAAAAAGGAAGATAAAATTGAATTTGATCTTGAATATTTTAACAAAATCACAAAAGGTGGTTTGCCTAATAAGACTCTCAATATCGCTTTGGCTGGTACAGGTGTCGGAAAAAGTCTCTTTATGTGCCATGTGGCTGCTTCCGTCTTATTGCAAGGCAGGAACGTTCTCTACATCACTCTTGAAATGGCGGAAGAGCGAATTGCTGAAAGAATTGATGCAAATCTCCTAAATGTTCCAATTCAAGATATTGTTAATCTGCCAAAACAATTATTCGAAAATAAGGTTACAAATCTTACAAAAAAAACCCAAGGAACTCTTATAATTAAAGAGTATCCTACTGCATCTGCTCATAGTGGGCACTTTAAATCACTTCTTAATGAACTTTCACTTAAGAAGTCATTTAGACCTGATATTATTTTTATTGACTACCTTAATATTTGCGCTTCCTCTAGGTATCGAGGAAATAGTAATATCAATTCTTATACTTTTGTCAAAGCAATTGCTGAGGAACTTCGGGGACTTGCAGTCGAGTTCAATGTTCCAATTGTGTCTGCTACTCAAACTACCCGTTCAGGTTATGGTAGTTCTGATGTTGAATTAACCGATACTTCTGAATCCTTTGGTCTCCCTGCTACTGCTGATCTTATGTTTGCCCTTATTAGCACTGAAGAGTTGGAAGAGTTGGGTCAGATACTTGTAAAACAACTTAAAAATCGTTATAATGACCCTACCATCAATAAAAGATTTATTGTTGGTATTGATAGGGCAAAAATGCGTCTGTATGATGTTGAACAATCTGCTCAGAAAAATATTCTTGACAATGGGCAAGAGGAAGAGTATGATTATGAAGAAAAGAAACCTAAAAAATCATTTGAAGGATTTAAATTCTAATATGACCAAAGTTATTGATACAAACAAATATATTGAATTCGTTCGTCAAACTACAAGTCCTGCAAGCAGTGATTTTGCACAACTTCTTGCTCGTATGACTGAACTTGAAGCAAATGATGATGCTGATGTTCCTCGTCTTCTCACTGCTGCTCTTGGTATGAGTGCGGAAGCAGGTGAGTTTACTGAAGTGGTCAAAAAGATTGTCCTTCAAGGTAAACCTTACAATGAAGAGAATGCGTTTCACCTGAAACGTGAACTTGGTGATATTTGCTGGTATCTTTCTCAAGCATTTATGGCTCTTGATACTAACTTTGAAGAGATTCTTCAAATGAACTTTGAGAAACTGAGTGCTCGTTATCCAGAAGGAACGTTTGATGTATATCGTAGTGAAAATCGTGTGGAGGGAGATCTGTGAGTAAAGAAAAACAAGTAACAATTAAGATGGATGCTCGTCAAGCAGCAGCAGTTCGTCAAATTCTTTTTGATGCACAAAAAGGATACACTTATGATGAAGTAAGTGTTCCTCCACGAATTTCTGATGTTCGTGCTGTAATTCAAACACTTGATGATAATATTGGTGCGGTTCTTGGTGTGTGATAAATACTTAGAAAACAACAATGTACTTTTCTGAGTGGAGAAAACTTCAAAGAGACTGTGAGATGTTTAACATTTCGCAGTCTCTTGTTGCGGAAGGACTTAGTAGAAATCAGTTTGAAACTATTGTTCATACATTTCTACCTTTTGCAAAAAAGGAATTGAATATTAAAGAACTTCCAAAAATACATTTTGTTGATGATTCAAAATTTGCGAAGAGGATAGCAGCATTTGGTCAAATTAAAACTAAAAACAATCGTATTGTAATTGATATTGCTGGTAGACAAATAATGGATATTTTAAGAACAGTTGCTCATGAACTAACGCATTATCGTCAGCATAAGACGGGTGCCAGTGGAGATGGACATGCCGGAAGTTTTACTGAAAATGAAGCAAATAAAGTAGCAGGAACAATCGTAAGGAAATTTGGAGAAAAGCACTCTAATTTATTCACACTTCCATCTATTAATGAAGCAAAGAAAAAAAGAAAAAAAGACAATAAACATTGATTCTGAACATTATCCAATGGAGTTGGTTTAATAACTAAATAAATTGGAAGGTTGCTCTAACCCACTTGACTTTTTAGTTGAGTGGGTCTTATAATATCTGAACTTGGGGTGTTCGTATAACGGTTATTACTCTGGATTTGCATTCCAGCAATAAGGATTCGATTTCCTTACACTCCATTACAAAAATTTTATTAATAAATATCTAAAAATTGAAGATGTTTTGGTAAATTTTTTATGGCAAGAAGAACTGCAGTTATTCCAGCAGATATTAGATCTAGAGTGTTGGATGTTATGGATTGTTTGGGTGGAGATGATTTTTCCTATTACAATATAGATCCAAAATCAATATCTGTTGGTTCTGAAAGATCAAAAATTAGATTTTCTATGAAAGTTCTTGTCAATAAGGCGTCTAGATCATCTGCTACTGATAGGGTAAAACAGGCACTCATCAATAAGGGATTGGCATTTAGGAGTGATAAAACTAAACCAAATCAAATAGATATTTTAGCTGTTCCTGGAGATCCGAATAAAATTATAAGATTAGATATTAAACCAACTGGTGGTGGATCTGGAGCAGGAGCCGCAGAAACTGCAAGGAATGAGGCAACTCAAGCATTATTCTGTGCTTTAAGATATATGGGGACAACTCCATTAACTTCTACAACTATTAAAGAATCTGATTTAAAAATTGCATATTCAAAATGTGATTTAAAAAGAGCATCTAATGTGATTACATTGGATTATTGTATGGCATCAGATCCAGAATGGATTCAATCTCATATAAAGGGTGCTAATATAATTGCTTCCAATCATCGTGGAAATTTTACTTTTCATAGGGGAAGTTCTTTGGTATCTAAAATAGAAGAAGTTTATAAAGAGTGTAATAAAGGATCTGGAAGTTATTTTTCTGATATCAATAAATGGTCTCCTGCAG